AGAATCCAATACAAATAGGTCACCTGAGTATAAGGCAGAATAGTTTGAATTCAAAGCCAAAGAAGATCGACGATAATTAATGGCATCGGATACTGCCTGTTCAGTTGCCGCTACATCCAATACTGCAAGGCAGTCCATTCTACTCTGAGCAATGGTGTCCATTTTTAATTGAATTGCAGGTGTAGTAAGACCACCGTTAATTAATATATTAACATCAACCTTTTCCGGATCAGTATATAAATCCCAAGCCGACATATAATTGCCAGTTGTCGGGGCTGTACCATTAGTACCACCAGCAATAGTAGTATCCATTATGGCATTAATAAAAATGGTATTTGGTGAATTTACAAAATCAGGTTGAGCATCATTTTGAACAACACGGATATATTTTGATCTACGGTTAATATATTCTTGAATATTAATTTGAACTCCATAGCCATCAACTATTCGGTTCAAATGTACTAAATGAGATTCTTCAGCATTAGCGTTAGAGCCAATGTATACATCTACATAAAATGATCCATCATTTAATTTAGTATTAGGATAGATTAGACAACGAATAGTATTATTCCATTCACCTGGATCTTTTGCGTAAATGGCAAAGAAATCAGAAACAGCAAAAGCATATGCTGCCGGATCCGCTAAACCTACAGACCAAGCAGAGGCTTCACTAAGATTCGATATATTACGAGTAACTACCATGCCTCCATATAGGGCGCCGGGTGCTACACGAGTTACATAAAGACGATTAGCTTCAGCTAGAAAAGCTAAGGCGCAATGGTGTCCGAAACCAATTTGTGGATCTGGTGATCCGAATTCCTCAAGAAAATTTGCCTGTGAAGTAATTAACTTTCGAGTGCCTACTTCACCTTTATTTGAAGCGAGAACGATTGCGCCTACAGAGGTACTTACACCCTCAACTGTTTGGCTGTTATCTATTTCTCGTACATATACACCAGCAGATCCTGAACCTAAAGCCATGACAAAGCCTCCGCGCATTTATTTAAAATTATCATGCAGTTAATAATGTATGATAAAAAACTACAGGATAACCGTGCTAAAACAAGCTATTTTACGAATAGGAATAAGCAAATCTAATAGGGGTATCTAATTCTGGAGGAATTGCAGGAACAGCGGTAATGTTTATACTGTCAATTGCCCCAAAAAATACAAAAATGCCAGTACACATTAGATTAATAGTATTTAATCCTTGAGTAACAGCAACATTAAAATTGCCGTAAGCACTTATAACAATAAACCTTTCTATATTAGAAATAACTACCGGAACCAATACTTCAGCTACAGCATCACCATCTACAAATGATTTATCAGCAGGAATTTTTGAGGCTATACTGCCACGTATTTTACTATGACGAGTATGAATATCGGCTATTTCAGATTCAAATTTTAAAGCAAAAGTTCGATTAAGAGGTTGTGTTTTATATATGCTCACTGTTCTTCTCCTTCATCGGGAGTATTTAATTGCATTTCATAAGAAATAGTTGTTTCGTTGATTACAGTATCTACTTGTTTAAAGAACCCTGTTTTCGTCTCTAAAATTAAATTAATTGCTAATTCTATCCCGCCAGGCTTGGTATAATCGCTGGTATCAGAAATAGGTATGGTAACATCTTCTGGAATGGTTATCATTACGTCAGTTTCAAAAGAACCTACCGATAATCTAAAACCAAGTTTATTTATCATGGAAAGAATGAGGAATGTTTCAGCCATCATCATAGCTTTGACAGGATCAGACTCTACATATTTTAAAGTCCATCCCATTTGAATTGGGAACACATACGAAACAAAGGACTTGTGTTTCGTCATGCTTAAAGTATCCATACGCATTCCGTATTTGCGGACAGCATGATTATTTTGCCTATCTCGTAATGCTTTAGCATCACTAGGCTCTAACCAATATAAAGGATAAGTTACTTGATTAGATTTATCAAAATATTGTTTTATTTTTTCATCAGTAGCGAAATTTATATCCTCTTTTAAATTTAACTCTCTCTTAAGAACAGCGCGCATCCCCTGCAAAGACATTAAAAGAAGGCTATTCTTTTCTATTTCTTTTACTAGATTTAACCTTTGCGTAATAGGCATAAACCTATACCTTAAGTGGATAAAAACGACAAAGGCCCGGAATACTGGTGTATATCCCGAGCCTTCGCACGAAGTAACTGTTAAACAGTTACTTAATTCTTACAGGGCTGTTTGATTCAGAAGCCATTTCAAAGTCAACGTCGATGCCGTCATCACCGACATTAGTATTCGAAATAGATGATGGAACGATTACGTCACCTGTCTCAGGATCAACATCGTCCGACCATTCTGCTTCATCATCCTCATCCTCGCTTTCAACATCCATATCGTCATCTTCAAAATCTTCAGTTTCTTCGGAGTTATCCTCCGTTTCTTCTTCAGATTCATCTAAATCAGATTCGGAACTGAAAGCCTCTAATGTTGAAGCTATTACAGAAGAAATTCCGTCACCAGGTGGTGCGCTGATATTCGGAATTTCCTCTTCACCCATTGCATTTAAATGCTCAAGGACTTCTTCAACATCGCCAGATGACATGGCAGCTCCGAAGAACTGCCCAGCACTGTCATACCGTTTTTGCCTAAAGGCAATTGCGGCTAACAATAGCATGTCTCGTGCTGTATTCTGGCTCATAATCATATCTCCTGCTTGAGCGAGATACGATTAAATCCGGAGGCCTTTCGCAACAGAGCGCGGATTTGCCAATACAAAACTGAACATCTCGCTTATCAACCAGCCTTTCGTCGTGTTACCTTGGTTTGCACCATCAGTAGGAGTCGAACGAACGCCGCCGCGATCGGTATATGCAGCATGATGCTCAGGAGCAGCTACTACATAAAGTTCGCCTTTAGCAAGAACTTTCTGATTTGGATTGCGGAACGCATCCGTAATCAGGTTCATGCCTACCAGCGTACCCAGAATACCATGTAGAGCCAGATCATACTTGGTGACCGGATCCAGGAATTCATGGAATTCAATGTTACCGATAATGTCTGACCAGAAATCATTTGCAATGATTGCTGAAGTCGTAGGCAAGTTCCAATCCGAAACAGCCTGACGTACATTTGCCAGGTGCTTAGGAGTCAGCTCACCAGTGATATATTCAAGGGGATTGACTGTGTTAACCGACGCATCTGCCGCACGTTTCCACAGACGATCTTCTTGAACCATTACAGCGTCTACGCCTTGGCGGTACAATTCGTCAAGCAGATCACCGGAAATCTGTTCGATATCCAGCGATTCAGCGCGCAGGTTTGCGATGATTTCAAATTCTTTCACTTCAAATACCTTGTTGCGAATAATTTGATATTCAACGTCAGCCGCAGCCGTTGCCATTACAGCCACGCCATCGTAGGATGGCATTGCTACACGGGCTACTTCACCTTGACGCAGAGTTTGACCCAGCGCGATGGTACGCAGGAAACCTTGGCGGTTACGAACTTCTTCGATATGTGCAGCAATAGACGCACCAAGTGCAGCCCATTTCTGTGGATCGGTAGAAGCCTGAGCCAGGATTTCACGACGATCTTGCAGTTGCTTGGCGCGTTCTGCCGAAGTAGACAGCATAGAATTGCGTTCTTCGACGATCTTACCTGATGCCACAGCAGCCATCAGTTGATCAATCTTAGTCAACAGTTCTTTTTTGTCATACGCATTAAATTCGCCAGTTGCCGAACTCAGAGCAGCAAGATTGGACTTTTCGCCCAAACGCAACTGTTCGATTGGATCGCCACTTCTCAGAACCAGCTTGGCTCCACTTAACAGATTATTCATGGTTATTTCTCCAAGTTAAAGCCGAGATTAGGCTACGTTAATAGTCAGACCAAGGAACGGATTTGCTGCATTTGGCGAATTAAGAACTACTACACCAGGAATGCGCTCAGCGTGTGCTTTTGCACAAGGCGTAAATTTACCGCCTGCAATGGTACGCACGTACATAGCCGTCGACCAATCAGCAGCACCATCAAACATCGAAGTGAATACCGCACCGCTATCATTGATAACGCCTACCGTACCTACTTCGCCAGAAGCAAGACCACCAAAAGGACCGTCGCCAGTAAGTGCGCGGGCTTCCGATACCGAAGGCTCGTACAAGAACTGTGCAGTATATGCTTTAGTAGCTTCACCAGCGAAGAAAGTCAGAGTAGAACCCGACAATTGAACTTCGGTAGCATCAGCAGGAGCAATAGCCACTACAGTAACGCCAACACCTGCAACAGTTACACGCAGTTGACCTGCGATAGGAGTGCGAGGCAGCTCTACGCTAAGGCCTGCTGGAATAACGCCTTCAGCTACGTACGGAACAGAGGCCGGAGGCGTGTTACGCTCAAAGCTAATACCAGCGAATTCTTCACCAGCTACACCGAGTGAGGGTTGAACTTTGGTAACGCCATTTTCTTTGACGTATACCAGCGCCATACCTTCTTCGGAAACGGTAACACCTGATAAGAGTTCCCGAATTTTGGTACTATTGAAACGAGTATCACGCAATTGCAGCATGACAGATTCTCCTAATTAAAATGAAAAGAAAGAAGGTAGAATTAACGACCTAAACTACCAACTACACGTTGCAGTCTTGCCGTAAAATCGTCCTGTTGGGAACTCGTGCTCTCATGTGTTACTTGCGTGCTTTGTTGTGTTGGCTTACCTAATACCAAGGAATCTTCTAAATCCGAAGATACAGAAGTTTGTACCATTGGTTGATACGCAATATCCAGAATCGTGCGAGCAAGGCTTTCACGAACTTCTTCTGGCTTTTGCATTATTTCATTTGCTTTAGCAAACATTTCTTTCAAGAAAGGCTCAAACGCATCCTTAAATTGACGATCAATGATCGCTTCAGGATTACGTACGCCTGCGCTCGAAAGAGCCTGCTTCAGACCTTCGCGAATAGGATTTTGCATATTTGCGAAGAAACCGCGATTTATTCCCAATGCAGCAGTAGAAAGTGCCGCTTGGAAAGCATCCGCGTATTGCTTCATTTGCTTATCCATTTCGCTTTTCGCCGTAGCAATTTGTTGCTCTGCCAATTTAGCTGCGGCTGTAGCAACATTTACTTTGGTTACAATAGGCTTAAATCCGAGGTCTTTCAACAGAGGCTTAAACGCAACCGATTTAGCCGCTGCCAAAATGGCATGACCAAATTTAGCTTCGTCAAAGATTTCTTTGTTTTGACCAGCGTCTGATTTCGACACCATCGCAACAGGCTTACCTTTGTAGAAGGCTGTCCAAACAGGTTGGCCAGCGATATTTGCGCTGTAGGATACAGATACATCCGACAGTTCAATTTCCTCTGGAACTTCATCTTCCAAAGCATCGCTTTCGTATTCCATAGTTTCCTCTGGAACTTCCTCTTCACCTGGAACTTCTTCCACTTCAGATTCTTCCATTTCTTCCTCTTCGGAAGCAGGTTCTTCTAAAGTAGAAGCACAGGATTCGATCGGACAAACAGTAACTGTAGATGCCGAAAGAATATGCGATTTGCAACCTGAACAAACCATATGATTTGCTTCAAGATTGTCAGATGAAAGGGAGCTTTGGGGAAGGGCAGAACGATATGCTTCAATTGCTTCATCCATAGTGGATGCTGCAACTACAAGGTTTGAAATATCAGTAGATTCGGAAGTACCTTCATCTTCAGATACTTCAGTTTCCTGAATTTCAGTTTCAGGCATTTCTTCTTCGCCTTCCGACTCCGAAGTGCAACCTTCGCCTGCTTGAGCAAATTGCGGATCTACAAGATCCGATGCGCAAGATTCTATAGGGCATTTAGAGATAGAGTCCGTTGAAAGTACATGAGCTCCGCATTTTGGATTAGAGCAAATCATGTAATCGGCAGCGGCTTCAGACGACAACGAAACACCCTTATTTGCTTTTACATAGGCGTCACGGTACATACTGATAGCTTCCGACATACTTGCGGCAGCAACTACAACCGGTTGAGTGGCCATCGGTGGTTCCTCAGTTGTTTCGGAAGTTTCTTCCTCACCTTCCGATTCTTCAGAGGATTCTTCAGATTCCTCTTCTTCGGATTCTTCTTCCTCAGAAGGTTCTTCTTCACTTTCAGATTCGTCGAATTCTACTTCGACTTCCTCAGAAACATCTTCGTCACCTTCTTCGATTTCTTCGGATTCTTCTTCCGAATCTTCCTCACCTAAATCTTCATCCATGGCAGATACAGATTTAGTGCAAACCGGACAATGCTGAACAAAACCATCTGTATCAAAAACAGTGTGTGCACCACAGCCGCTTTTGCACTCAAAGTGATTTAATTCAATATCACTACCCGCTCTGGCTTCAAACTTCAATTTTTCTAAGGAACTTTGTGAGCCGAGAAGCAAATCGAGATTACCCGTATTAGGGTTAAACAGCATTGAATCACTCGCTTGAGCAATAAATGCGTTTTTACGATCCGCATCAACATACAGCTTGGCACCTTTACCCATTGCAAGCATCGAATATCTGTTGATAGCTTGTTTCTGAGTTTTGCCTACGGCCACAATTCCTTGAAATTTTGTATTTGCCATGAGACAAATCTCCAAGTCAAGGGTTATTGAAACACGCTTGTTTTACGAGCGTGATAAAAAATTATTTAGAACAGAATTTTATGTTTAATGTAAATGTACATTATTATGGTTAAAATATACATGTTTTTCTAAGGAAAAACAGATGCTTTTAGGACATAGGTGTTTTTATAGAGGAATTTGAATATTTCTATTGTTATTTTGCTATATTTTATATAGTAAATTTAGAGATTTTAACTTATTAAAGCATTTAATTGGTC